GCTGTTGTCGATCATGTCCTGCACGTTTTGTGCAATCACCATCATCGTGCTGTCGCCTTGGCTGCGGTCGATGCGCTTAGCTTCTGCGGTTTCGGCTGATAGCTTCTGCCCTAGCACTGCCGATAGGCCAAGTTCATTGATCTGCGCCGCTAGCTGTTCAAGGCGGCGGAACTGATAGTCAAAGCTGCTGCCGCCAGGTTCGATGTACTCAGCGCGGCCATCAGCGGGGAATGCGATCGCTTCACCGGGACCGGCTGATACCTCTTCTGCTGCTGACGGGAAACCATAAAACGCCAGCATCGGCACAGCGCTGATGTGCAATTGGTTGTCGAGGTCCGACTGGATTTGGTAAGCCTTTAGGTTTAGCTCGGCGATGTCCTCAAGCGGCGGGCGTGATTCCATGTAGCCATGCCGGTTGGCGTAGGCAACGCTGAATGGGATCTCGCTAAGGCTGGTGCGGCCTTCGTCGATGATCTTGAAGTCGCCTTGGTCGTCTTTCTGATGTAGCTGGTATTCACCAGGCGTCAGCACACGGATCTGCTCGACGGCCTTCTCGCCGTATTCGCCATCAGGCACAATGGTTGATTCCAGCAGCCGCAGTTGCGTCAGCCTCTGCTGGCCATCTTGCAGTTCAGATCGCCAACCTAAAATCTGTTTTGGCGTGTATGTCACCCAATAGGGTCTACCGCCATCAGCAGGTGCATCCACCAATGTACCAATGTGGCCATAACGGACCATTTTGCGGGTGGTTTCATAGGTCCAAACATTGAGGTCATCACCCATCAGGTTGACATCAAACAACTGCTCGCGGATGGTGTCTGATGTGTCGTCAAGCCTTACGGGTTTGCGAGTCAGCATCCCCGCCAGCATCCGCTCAAGGCGTGCGTAATACGGCGGCACCACGCTACGCGCTAAGCGGTTGTCATAGGACTCGTCCAGCTCGCGTGGTTCTTGCGGCAGGTAACGCCGATGCTTGCGGCGCATCCCATAGGTGCCTTGCAGCAGGTCTTCAATCAAGATCCAATGCGGCTCTTGGGCGTACCAAGCCGTATTAGGGTCATTGACCTTTGTGACCTGCCGTTGAGCAAGCGGCCTATCGTAGAAGTTATAGCCGGTGTACATTAGGCCGCCTGCGATGCCAACAGTTTAAGCAGCTACCAGCGTGATGCTGTTACGGCCTAGTTTGATTTCAAACTCAGCGCCAGGCTTGAAGCCAAGCTGCTCGACGTAGGCAGAGCCAACCATCAGGTTGCCGTTGAATTGCACCTTGGCGCGATGGCTGAGCTTACGGCCTAGCTTTTTGGCGGGTGACAGCTCAACGCCTTTGGCTTCAAGTAGCGCTTCATAGAACTGCGTAAAGCAGAGCTTATCGCCTTTGACGTAGCCGCATTCACGCACGAGGTCAGATTTATTAACGTCGCCAAGTTCCTTGACTTTAGCGAGCAGTTCAGATCCGGTCAGCATTTGGTATGGAATTGCTGGGCGTCGTCAATATAACCTAATGCCTGTCGATCGTCCAGCGCCAGCGTGCAACGGGTTGAACTCACGCCACACCAAGTAGCCGAGCGCGTCATTCATATGGTCAAAGCCGGCGTCCTTATCGGGTTCGCCTTTGTCGGTGTAGCTTTGCAGCTCAAGGCATTCGATCAGCCGTTTGCAGCGCTCTGCCACTTGCAGCCGCACTTGACCCTTGCCATTTTCCAATAGCGCCTGCACTGCTGCCACGCGGTCACGCACTGGTGGATTAGCCCGTGGCGACTGGTTGGACATGCCGTAGGACTCCAGGATCTGAACGTCCGTTTGGCTTGCATTGGTGCTGCGGTTGCCGCCGCTGGCATCTGGGTAGGCGTACATGCGCCGATGCGGATACCGCCTGATGATCTCCTGCGCCAGTGCGTCAGTGTCATGCGCACCGCTGATCTCATCAATGACCAGCAGGTTGCTGCCGAGCCTTACGGCGATGACGGCTGACATGTTGCCGACGTTGAAGTCAACGCCAATCCTGAGCGGCTCGCGGTCGGTATCTGGTGGCTCGTTAGTGACATGCTTGCTGCGATCAAAGCGGTCATACACCTGCCCGGTGGTCAGGTTGACAAACTCACCGTCCAGATATGCCCGCAGCAGGCTTGGGTCGTAATTGGCCTCCAGCCGCTCGATGAAGTCCGGCGGCAGGTGTGGGTTGTCGGCAGTGCGCATCTTGATCAGATGCCGGTCTGGCCGTGATTTAGCTTCATCACTGCCGAAGGTATTCCACATCCACCGGAAGCCTTCTGGTGTCGATGCAGCGCCAAACTGCCGCACGTTACCAGCACGCAAGCGGCCAAGGATCTTCGGAAATGCCTTGTTGGCGATGGATGGCGTCACGGTGTCGATCTCATCAGCAAGCACCCATGCCAAGTTGAGGCCGATGATGCGTGACCAGTTCTCAAAGCTGCGGCACAGGATCTTGGTGTCGCCGCCTGGCAGGTGCAGCATGTACTCCGGCAACGGGCTAGCGCGGAAGGTGTACGGGATGTCGTACGCCTCAAGGAACTGCTCGAAGTCGTTCTGCCAGATGTCGCGGATCAGCGGGCCGGTTGGTTCCATCACGGCGCCAATAAAGCCCTCATTGGCCGCGGCAAGCATCACCGCCTTAGCGCATAGCGCACGGGTCTTGCCGGCGCCATAGCCGGCACTGATGCCAAGAATCTGCGTTGCGGTGTCATCCACAAACTCAAGCTGGCCTGGATGCAGGTCAGAGCGGATGCGGTCTAGCAATGCGCCTGTGTCTTCCTGCGTTGCAACATCCATAAACCCAAGCAGGCTGCCAGGTTCGCAGATGCTGGCGAGTAGGGTCATGACATCTCAAACCGCAGCAGCTTGGCCTGGTCTTCTAAGGCTTTCAAGGCAATGCTGATCTGGTCTTTATCAGAAGCACGCCGTTCATATTCTTGAAGCCGAGCGATAGCAGCAACCAGCCATTGCGGGCGCTCTATCTCAGCATCAAGCCGCATGAGCTGACGTGCGCGAGACGTGTATAACTCGGCCTGCCGCTCAGATACGTTCCAAGTTTCTGCGGCATATCGAAGAATTTGAGTTCTGCTGTAAGCACGCAAAAGGAGATCGTAAACGGTATTTACCCGCTCGTCGATCTCCACATTAGTGCTCTTTTTACCCACGTACCTGAACAGGCATTACAAGATACGTTACACCATCCACACCAGTAGGTGTCAGCACCACAGGTGTGGTTGCCGTATTAGCTGACAGCGTGACCTGCTCGTAGCCGCGCATGGCCTTGAGGCCATCGAGCAGGTAGTGGACGTTGAAAGCCCAAGTGCCAATGCCGGTGCCTTGTACGGCTAGCAGCTCCTTGCCGTTATTGGCGTCCGCTTCGGCGGTGATGGCAATGGTGCCACCTGTGGCTTCAAGTTTGACGATGCTGTTGTGCGCTTCCGCGATGATTGCAATACGCTCTAGCGCACGGGTGAAGCGGTGCCGATCAAGGGTGATGGCGTGCTTGAAGTCTGCAGGGATCAGCTTGGTTACGTCGGGGTAGGTGCCGTCAAGGATGCGGCTGTAGATGGTGATGCCATCGTCGGTGGTGATGACGGCTTGGCCACCAGCGTGAGCGATGGTGACGGTGTGATCCTGCAGCAGCCGCATGGTGCTGGCGGGTAGGACTAGGTCAATGCCATCGGGCAGGTCAATGGCATAGCGCATGAGGCGGTGCCCGTCAGTGGCTTCCATGTGGCCATTGGCAAGGTGGATGCCTTGCAGCAGGGCTTTGCTTGCATCGGTGCTGGCAGCGGTCATGCAGGCGCGTACACCAGCCGATAGCGCCAGCTCTGCGCTAGGAGCATCTACAGCGGGCATTGCGGGGTAATCCGCTGCATCCTGTCCTGCAAGGCCGTAGGAGCCCGCAGAGGCTGTCAGGCCGCCATCGTGGAGCGTTATGGCCTCATCGGCCTCGATGCGGCTTACAAGGCCCGCTAGGAGCCGATACGGCAATGCGATGGCGCCAGCGGTTTCAACGACGGCTGGTGCGGTAACGGTGATGCCGAGGTCTAGGTTGAAGCCGGTGACGGACATGGTGCCGTTAGCGGCTTGGAT